GGACAACCTATGGGAGCATATTCGTCATGGTGCGCGATGGCACTGACGCATCATGTCCTAGTTCAGGTCGCAGCCTTAAGAGCGGGTAAACCGCACTTTTGGGCTTACGCCTTGCTAGGAGATGATCTCGTCATTGCCAACGCAGCCGTTGCAACGGAGTACCGAGCTCTGCTACAGACTCTCGACATGCCCGTCTCGGAAGCGAAGACGCATGTGTCGGAAGACACATACGAATTTGCCAAGAGATGGATTCATGCTGGAGAGGAAGTAACAGGGTTCGCGATCTCCGGTCTGAAGAACGTATGGAAGAGATATTCTCTCCTCCAGAACTTCCTTCAGACGCAACAGCACCATGGATGGAGCCTCGAGACCAGCAGGCACCCGGACCTGGTCCGAGCCATATACGCTATATACGGGCGGCCGCGTCAGAGCGACCGCGCGATAAAGCTGTATATGGTGTTTCACTCGCTGGCGCAAGCCAAGATGGTGAAGGATTACTCAGAGGTGATGAAAGTCATCTCCGAGTGGTTCCCTGGCCACCTAGACCTAACGCAATATCCGTGGCATACGTGCCCGGATACTCTTCAACGGTTCGCGAAAGCGATCGTTGTTGAGGCGAAAGGTCGGCTCGTGAAACGGGACCTTGAGAAGTTTCAAGTAGATGTTTTCGTCGTTTCCAAAAGACTCGACGAAGACTTTACTCGATTCTTCCCGAGCTTGTCTGGTCAAGAATACCGAGCTTCACTGAGAGAGTTCCACCCAATGGTAGTGGTACTGAACTACCTGATAGATGGGGCGATGCCGTTAATATGCACCGCCCTTGATCCTCAGGCAGACTTGACCGAATTCTATTTAGAATCCGGTTTAAGTAAGTACCACGTATCAAAGGGGGTATTCTCAATGCGAGCCTCGCACTCCATTAACCTAGCTCAGAGCATGGTCGTCAAGTCTATACTGGACGTGCTAAAATCGGAAGATTTTAGTATTCCAGGTATATGACGTGACTCTCACGCAACAAAGACTTCGGCTACGTAAAGTAGCGGGCTCGGGAAATGATGGAGATACTTCCACCTCCTAGATTATTAACATCTAGCAAGGGGGGTACCTACATCATCCTCATAAGAGACACTGTGTGATGGTCCAAGGGAAAGGCTTCTATCGAAGAGGCCGACAGCGATACCCGAAAGGGTACGTGAAGACCACCTTCTTAGGTGCATCCCCCAAAGGAACAACCACATAGTGTTATCTACTTGCCTCCCTTTCGCGGGGGAGGTAGTTAGAAACCTCTTATGAGGGGGCTTCCGAG